ATCACTGCTGCCAGCGTCCACAGTGTCAAACAGCTTCTCGAACTGTATTATCTGTTCGTGATCCTTCAGGAATACCGCTAACTGGTCCCGGGTTAGTCCTAGTCTTGATTTAGCCATTTTAGTAGGCCAACGGCTCTACCTGAGCCTCTAGTCGTGCAAATGATATGTGAGCGTCAGACTCGCCCCTGAAGCGTTGTATGCGCCAGTTAATCATTGACCCCTGTTGAAACCAAACCAGACGCTTGTTTCGGTTGCCCTGAGTACCAACCTTAATTGATCTCGATTGTGACCAATTCTCACCGTCAACAGAGTAGCTTGTCGTGATCACAGGATTAGTTCCAAACGCAACCCGCCCGGTCAATGCAACCAACTCTAGTTCGTGGAATATCGCGCCCCGACCCTCGTTGTAAACAATGTTCGTGCTGAACTCCCAGCTAACCCTTTCGTTATAGTGCGATCCGATATTGTTCTCGAAGTAACCTATCGTCGATGACGTTGGGTCGCCAATGAGCCACTTGTTGTAGCACCAAACAATGTCCCGAGCCTTGTACCGCGCCAATCCAACCGTTGAGCTGGACAGCACAAACCAGACAACAGAGCCAGTGGCCTGCGATGCGGTAAAATCAAACACGATGGTCTGATCTGGAAGGTGAACGTATAGGTGCTGATGGTTTCGGTCGTTTCGGGCCTCAAGCTTAACTGTGGCTAACTGAACCTCGGTGTAGTCGGTCAAGACCTCGTCAATTTCTTTGGTGGATATTTTGTTGGCCTGAGCGTTAACGCCCATAAAGATACCCGGGCTTTCGTTCCTACCGCTTCCCAAAAACGCAATTGTCTCAACAAAAACACAACACGCCTGAGTGCCTATAACGCCCTTCTGAATCTGAGCGCCCTCATGCCTTTGGAATGGGAACAGATTGCCGCCCACGTTATCAAACACCTCAATGGTGTGCCGGTTGAGCGCGTATATTTCGTTTCTGAGCTTAACCAAAGCCACCACGGGGTCAGGATCAATTTCAGATGACCCGTACTTCAGAGGATTGACAGCGAACGGGTCCAGAAGCTCAGTGACTACCAAGAACTCACCGTCCGTGGTCATGAAGTAGCCGTCAACCCAAACGACATCGAGAACCGGACCCAGATCTGGATCGGTTACCTGATCAACCGTGGTGCCGTTCCAGTAGTAAAGATTGCCACCACTTGCAATCGCTAAAAGGTCAAACGAGTAGGTCATCGTGACTAGATTATCATCAGTGCCACCTACGTCACCCAAGACCGTAACCGCGCCGTCAGCAGCGATAGAGCAGAGCTTGGTGCCCATAACCCGGTAGCAGACGCCGTCTCGTTCGATTCCACCGCGATTAACGCCCGGACCCTCACCGTTCTTCACCAGACCGTCAGCGGGGCGTAGATAGCCACCACTAATGCCTGACTGCATCGGCACAGGTATTAAATTTCGTGGATAGTTGGTGCGGATCTCGGCCTGAGTATCGTCGGTGTACACCCCATTTAAAATAGGTATTTCCATTTTTTCAACTCAGTAGCCGGGTTTAGGTTTAGGCTTTCTTTTGATCGGCTTTTTTTTCTTTTTGGGGTACATTATTTTTTCTTCGCTGTCTTAGCTGCTTGCCTAAATGCCTTAGCACTAGGCGCACCTTTGGATCCGGGCTTTCGCATTTTTTCGCCTGAGCCTGCTTTAATTCGTTTCTTTTTCGCCGCAATGTTTGCGTACAATCCTTTCCTAGCCACTACGATCTCCTCGACTTAGTTCCTGAACACTTCCAACGCTTCCTAGACAATCTCAGCGGCGAGTTTGGATTTGCAGCCGCCTTGGGATGCTTTTTCATCTGACCGGCAGATCTAGCGCAGTACGCGTCACCCTTCTTGGTCCCGGGCTTAACTCTAGCGCCGCCACCTCTGGCCCGACCGGCCTGACCGTAGCTTACCTTCTTGCCAGTAGAGGTGACCTTAACCTTTGCCTTACCCTTTGCCGGTGTAGCCATTTTATATCCCTGCGGTTGCGCTCATGCTAATTGACCCTGTCGCCAAAATATTGGTTAGCGTTGCCGTCTCTGCAATTTCAACAGTACACTGGTTGTTTAGATTTCCAGAGGTTGTCGTTAAACCCCAGTAGTAAGAAATACCTAACGGTAGCCAAGTAGAGACCAAAGCTGATCCAGCTTGGTTTGGGGCCGTTCCGCTCGTAACAGTCAATCTTATTGAGTAGTCTGAATTAATCCCACCACCAATTAGCCAAGTGTAAGTCTCACCGTTAACTGTGGCAGTAACGACAATTGTTCCAGAGGCGTTAGCAGTGAATGTTACTGTCGCGGCGCTGGGAGAGGTTGCAAGCGCGGCATAAAAGTTATCCTTTAGATACGCGGACAACGTACCAGAGGATACAGTGCCAGATGCTGTGCGAGCAGCAAAACTCATGAAAGATCCTTGATCATCGAAGCGTACCAGTCCGTCCCTATGTAGGTGATGACTAGCAAATCAACTGCATTTGAGTTAGTTGACAGGACCGATGCCGTACCGCCGGGCCACTTAAAGCTCGCAGGCCACGCCATCGTTCGATTGCCGGTTGCGTCCTGAGTGAACAGAATATTCACGGTCTGACCCTGAGCCGGGTTGCTCAAAGTAAGCGTAGTCACGTTTTCGGTTAATGTGCTAGTAAACACGTTGCTCTCGGTCATATCTAAGGTCAATACTCCACCAGTGCTTGAGCCAGCCACTGGGGCCGTCTGAGCGTGTCCAGTGAAGTCAGCCCCGTCGATGGTTGGGTTTGTGTTAAATACCGCCGAACCAGTCCCAGTTTCGTCTGTGAGCGCAGTTGCTAAGTTTGCGCTGCTGGGAGTAGCCAAGAACGTAGAGACGTTCGCGCCAAGTCCAGAGACTCCGGTTGAAACCGGCAGGCCAGTACAGTTCGTCAGTGTTCCTGATGTTGGCGTTCCGAGGATGGGCGTGACCAGTGTTGGGCTGGTGTTAAATACTGCTAGTCCTGTGCCAGTCTCGTCGCTGATTGCTGCCGCTAACTCTGCGGAGGTCGCGCTAAACGTGTTGTTCGAAAAGCTCATCGTCTTGTTGGTAAGGGTTTGAACGCCTGTGGTCGTTACAACGTCGATGCCAGCAATTTGCAGGCTGTTTACGATGGTGTACCAAGTTGACTGTAGTTCATTGAACCGAATCGTGAATGAGCTACCCGCCCCCAAGGAGGCAGGAACACCCACCAACGTCCCGCCATTGCCGTTGATTGTCAACGCGCTAATGGTTTGGGTTGATATGATGATGATTTCTTGACCGTCATAGCAGTCCGCTACCGGAGGCAACGTAACCGATCCAGCAGCGAACGTGCCAGTTGGATTCATGATTAGCCAAATGCTTTGAGATGCTGCGCCCAGAGCAATGTTAAATCCCGAATTAGTCGGAGCGTTAATTACAACGGTGTAGTTGGGATCAGCAAACGTAGTCTGAAAGTAATCGATCAGAGTGCTGATTGATGCCTTGCGAGCATCGCCGTTGCTTGTCGCGTAAACTGGTAACTGATCACCGCCCGATAGGGTCGTAATCGTGGGCAGTTGATTGATCGTGGGCATGTCAGCCTCCTCAGTTGTATTCTAGTGGACCGTCTTCGCCAGCAAGTACCGGGTCAACAGGTCTTCGTAAATAATTGTCATCGTAGTTACGCCAAGGCTTGTTACCAGCACCGGCCGGCATCGTTCTGGGCAGTTGCTGCTCGTAGGGCTGTGCAAATGCTTGCAGAACCGTGTTGTAAGCCATCTTAGCGATGCCCTTAGTGTCAGGCATAATGCCCTTACCAAAGCTTGGAGCGATCCTAATGCCTAAATTTGTGTAGATTGCCTCGTTCGCCAGATCTGGAACGTAGGTTTGATCATCTAATCGACTGTCACCGGGCGATAGCGGGAGCGGGTAGCCTAGCCTAAGTCCTTTGGCGTTCCACTCAGCCATCATCGCGTCCAATCGACGCAACGCGGCTTGCAATTGCTCTGGAGTCAAGTCGAAGACGTAGGACGCAAGCCCTACCTCCTCAAATGCTTGCTCGATGTACTCGCGCTTAGTCCAGCCCATTTAAAGCTCCCAACGCCTCTTGAATTTTTTGCGCCAGCTTATTATCAGAGGTTCTACCATCAAACTTCAAGCCTAATTCCTTAGCCTTTTCTTCAAGCTCTAATCTAAGTGGTGGTGCGTTATCGTCTGGGATGACCGGCTGAGCTGAGGTCACAACCTTTGGCGCAATGGCATCAGCCAATGTTTCGTGCCATCCGTCTGCTAGTTTGGCGTCCAACTCCTCTTGAGTTTTAACGCCAACATATGAATATGTTTTGCCTTCGGGTCCAAAGTGATCGCCCGGGGACTTGTACAGTAGTGTTGGGTTCATTTCTTGGCCTTTTTCTTTGCTCTTCGCGCAGTGCTCAACGCAATTGCTACCGCCTGCTTTTTCGGCTTACCGGCCTTCATCTCTGTCTTGATGTTTTTTGAAATACTGCTTTTAGAGTAACCCTTTTTCAGCGGCATAATGCCCTCCTGAAATAGAGCGGGGGAAACCCCCGCCCATTTTTCACACATTTTAAGTCTGGCTGAACAACATGATACCAGACATCTCTGGCTGCTTGTTCACTACACCAAACAACGTGTCGCACCGATACTTGGTGGTCATCGTGTTGATGTCGTAGAACTTTTGCATAACCAGCTCAATGCCGTTATCAGTGGTTCCGCGCAGTACAGCAGCGCCTGCATCAGCGGGTACAGAGTACCGTCCGGGGAGCAGTTCCAAAGCGTCACGCTGCCAGAATGGGTTTACAGATGCTGTAACCGTGTTCAGGAAGGTAATTGCTGCGGCAGCAGCAGGAGTTACGATGCAGTTTTGGTACTGAGCACTTGCGTCAGACGCGACTTGGTTTGAAATAATCCCCGGAGAGATAACCATAGTCGTACCGTTCGTTACCGAAATAACGCGGAAAGTCTTGAGCTGTCCAGTGGACTGCTTCGTGATGTGGTGAACAGCTTCTACACCAGCGATTGTGAAACAGTCACCAGCGGCTACGTTTGTAGTGCTAGATACGGTTACAGTCTGGTATCTGTTATCCACATTAGTGGTTCCACCAGTGACAACCTGAGTCGCAGCAGGAACGAGGTAGTTCCCAGCACCATTTTGCGTGTCGATAGTGATAGCACCACCGCCAGCGGCAGCAGTCAGTCGGTTAGCATAGTCAAGCTTCAACGTGTCGAAGCCAGCTACCATGCCAACGCGTGATCGCTCGTAGGCAGAGTCAGACTTTTCGTTTCCGAAAGATCGTGAAGCCTTGGAGAGATCGTTAGCCATGCCATTGTAGTCACGACTAGACAGTGCCAAGTGACGGTCGTAGTCGGGCACACCCTGCTCGTTCATGATTGCATCACACTGGGCAACGTCATCATAACCAGTCGCAGCGGCAGTGCGCTTAACAACCAAAGTGCCCTGATTGGCAGCAACGTCCATGATCGCAACGTTGATGTCTGAGGCAAGCTTGTTCTTAGCGGCTGCACCTAACCGATCTTCCTGCAACGCATCACGCAATTCGAGCGCGTTCAAAGTGAACGGCACAGCCTTGCTGTATGAGATGCTAGATGGCACTGCCAACTGGACGTAGTCGCTGTACAGCGCGCTAATATCAGTGCCGGGAGCGGCATTGATTGAAGTGCCGATGTAAGGCATTGGACGCCAGATGGTGTCGTTAGTACGTTCCATCATTACCTGATCGGTAGTGTAAACGCCTACGTTGCGCGACAATACCAGCGCGTCTTGGAAACCTTCCAAGATGTTTTCGAACGCTACGCGTTCTTCTTTACTAAAGCTATTAGCCATGATTGGCTCCTTTTAATTTATTTCGCCGCTCGTTTCTGCGCGCGCTTATAGGCCATGACCTTATCCATGTTACCTGTCCGCGCCGCTTCTTCTCGCAGCCGTTCTAGGGTTGAGTCCACAGCACCCTTTATCGGGGCCGTTGCCGAGACTTGTTTCTCGGGCCGTGTTGCTGCCTTACGATTTGAAATTTTCAATTGACTCTCCAATTTTGCAACCGCAAAGGCAAACTTTACGGGATCGTCTATCTGTGCCAGTTCCTTCGCCTTCTTGGGATTCTTTCCAAGAGCGTAGATCACCAACGCCGGGTCTTCAGCACCTTGAATCATGACGCCTTGTTGAACGACATTGAACGTCTGCTGGGCAACTTCCTCAGCATCGTCATAGTCCTTCACCTTCAGCTTGGTCTTGGCCTCGGCGTAGCCCTGCAACTTTTGTTGCCAAGCTTCGGCCTGCTGTTGCTCAGCCTGCCTTGCCTTAGCCTCCTGCTCATCAACTAAGCGTTTCCGCTCGTACCAATCAGCAAGTGACGCCTCATACTTCTCGGTGTCGTAATCATATGACTCTAGACTTGGCTTCGCTCCTAGCGTGACAACTGGATTGGTCTCAGGTGCCTGTTGGATTTTTGCCTCTAGCTCACGATTACGTCTCTGCAACTCCCTGTGTGATTTTCTAAGCTCCCGGACCCACTCCGGTGCTGGTTCTGGTTCTGGAGGGGGCGGTTCCTCCCCGATGGATATCACTACCTCATCAGATTCCTCGTCTTCGGATTCTTCAACCTCTTCGCTTGGATCATCTTCGACCTCTAGGTCTTCGGTGACATCTTCCTCAAGCTCAAGCTGCTCTTCCTCAATCGTTTCCTCTTCCTGATAGTCAACTCCCTCTACTGCCTCGTTCATTTTGTGATCCCTATAAACTCACCCAAGTTATCGGCTGGGCGGTTGCCGTAACTCAATTATCACCCTTGTGCAAATTATTTCAACTATTTGCACTTTT